TGAATACACCAGAGCCGCCCCCACCCCCGCCTCCTCCCCCACAAGCTCCACCAGTTTTAGAGCAAGAAGCTCCTAAATTGAGTGAAGGTAGTGAAGATGGGACAACGCTGGATCGGCGGTCTCGTGGCTTTAAATCTTACAAGATTCAAGCAAGAAATAAAATGACCTCAGACACCAATAAACTCGGTGGCATGGTCCAGAAAAACAATACTAACAAATAATATTAAAGAGGTGTATCGTGCATAAAGACGAAGCAGTCTGCGCTAAGAAGTACGAAAACCTATCCTCACACAGAACGACATATTTAGAGAGAGCAAGGGAAGCGGCTAAACTAACTATCCCTTCTCTTGTTCCAGAGGAAGGTCACACCTCTTCAAGCAAACTGTACACCCCCTATCAAGGTGTTGGTGCGCGTGGTGTGAACAACCTAGCCTCTAAACTTCTGTTGTCTCTACTTCCACCCAATGCTCCTTTCTTCGCTATGCGTTTGGATGATTTTACAATCCAAGAGTTAGCTCAAACAGAAGGCGCAAGGGCCAAGGTAGACGAAGCTCTCAATAAGTATGAACGAGCCGTAATGACAGAGATTGAAAACTCTGGTATGCGGTCTCCCATATTTGAGGCTCTCAAACAGTTGATTGTCGCAGGTAACGTACTTCTATATCTCCCACCTGAAGGTGGTGCGCGGGTTTTCCCGTTGAGCCGATATGTTGTTAAGCGTGACCCGATGGGTGAGGTGATCGAGGTTATCGTTAAGGAAACCATGTCACGGGCTACATTGCCTGAAGACATCCAAGAAATGTTGACCGCCAAAGAGGGTGACCTCCCAAGCGATGACAACAATAAGAAATCTGACGAGATCAACCTATACACAAAGATGTATCGTGAAGGTAACAAGTATATCTTGTACCAAGAGCTAGATGGTATGATCGTTCCTAACTCACACGGTAAGTATCCATTGGATAAAGCACCTATGCTGGCATTACGGTGGACCCGCATCGATGGTGAAGACTATGGCCGTTCCTATGTAGAAGAATACATTGGTGACCTGATCTCCCTAGAGGGCCTGTCTAAGGCTATCCTAGAGGCTTCCGCTGTGTCGGCTAAGGTTGTGTTCCTTGTGGCTCCTAACGGGACTACACGGGCGCGAGATATCTCCAAAGCTGAGAACGGCGCCATTGTGTCAGGGAACGCGGCTGAAGTGTCTACCTTACAGGTACAGAAACAAGCTGATATGTCTATCGCTTCTCAGACAGCCTCTACTATTACTGAGCGTCTGGCCTATGCTTTCCTCATGAACTCCGCGATCCAACGCGCGGGTGAACGGGTTACCGCAGAGGAAGTTCGGTATATGGCAGGGGAACTTGAGGACGCCTTGGGTGGTGTCTACTCAATCTTGAGCCAAGAATTTCAGTTACCATTGGTCAACCGCATCATTGCTCGGATGACTAAAAAGAAGAAACTTCCGTCACTTCCTAAAGGCGTGGCAAATCCAACCATCGTCACAGGTCTTGAGGCATTAGGCCGTGGACATGATATGAATAAATATCAAATGTTCCTACAAGCTCTAGCCCCATTAGGACCTGAGGCTGTCGCACAGTTCATGAACGTGAATGATTATATCACTCGTGTTGGGACTGCATTGGGTATCGACATGGATGGTCTCATTAAATCTGAAGAACAATTACAACAAGAACGACAACAACAGGCTCAACAGATGCAGCAAGCACAGATGATGGAGATGGCGAAAGCCGCTACTGGTCCTGTTGCTAGAGAAGCTGCGGGTGCAGCCCGTGATAGTGTCGCAGGAAATGGTGAATAAGAATGGTCGAACAAGTAGTTATCGACACATCCGCTGAAACAGCAGGTCCAAGTTTGGAAGAACAAGCCGCTGAAATGGATGCTGGTGTACAAGAACAGAACGAGACAGACCGCCCAGAGTGGCTACCTGAGAAGTTCGGTTCTCCAGAGGATATGGCTAAAGCATACTCAGAACTAGAGTCCCGTATGGGTTCTCAAGAACCTCAGGCTGAAAGTGAGCATGAGGAAGGCGAGGTCCGTGAGGAACTAGATAACGCTGGAGTGGATTACGATGCACTCTCTCGTGAATTCTGGGACAATGGAGACCTCTCCGTTGAAAGCTATGATATGCTAAAGGAAGCAGGTATTCCTCGTGAAATAGTTGATAGTTACATTCAAAGCCAAATCAGCGTTATGGACAGCCAACGGTCTAACATAATGAATGAGGTAGGTGGTGAGCAAGGTTACGAAGAGTTAACCGCGTGGGCCGCTGATAACCTAGATGAAGCTGAGATAGACTACTTTAATCGGATGATGGACAGCAATGACTTCAATGCTATCCGTATGTCTGTTCGATCTATTGCCGCACGGCGTGAAGCCAGTGAAGGTATCGAGCCTTCCCGTAACCTATCTGGCAGTTTGTCGGGTGGTACAGGTGGATCATACGACAGTGTGCAGCAATTGATGGCCGATATGCAAAGCCCATCCTACGAAAATGATCCAGCGTTCCGCGCACAAGTCGAGGCTAAGTTGGGACGTTCTAACATCCTATAGGAAGAACACATGAGCAAATCAGGACGGGTCTATTCAGACTACGATAAAGAGTATCAGGCTCGTCCTGAACAAGTTAAGAAGCGTGTGTCGCGTAATAAGGCACGGCGTATGATGATCTCTAAACACGGTAAGTCCAAACTAACTGGTAAGGACATTGATCATTCAAACGGCAACGCTACTGACAACTCTTCTAGTAACTTAAAAATCATGTCTAGCTCTGCAAATAGAGCAAAAAAGTAGGGAGCCTTCGGGCTTCCTCGACCACGCCGCTTATTAGTGGGTGGCGAAAACAGGAACATCCAACGGCCACGGGTGTTCTCTTTTTTTCATCTAACTCAACCAAAGCAATTAATTACGTTGAGGCCCCTTACGAGGGATAACCTTATCGGAAAGAGCGCACACGGACACGTTAGAGAACAACCTAACAATCTAAACTCTTTTCCAAGGTGAAATAAAATGTCTAATGCTAATCCATCCCGCGTGGGTCAGGTCGGTCTAACAGGTGCAACTGACGCCCTGTTTCTGAAGGTCTTCTCAGGTGAGGTAATGTCTACTTTCAACGCACAAACTGTGATGAAAGAAAAGACCCGTATCCGCTCTATCCAGAACGGTAAGTCCGCTCAATTCCCAGCAATCGGCAAGACCGTAGCTGAGTACCACACTGCTGGTGCAGAAATCTTGGGCAACAACATCGAACACGGTGAGAAAGTCATCACAATCGATGACCTGTTGATCTCAAACACTTTCATCGCAAATATCGATGAAGCTAAGAACCATTATGATGTCCGTTCTGAGTATTCCAAGCAAATGGGCCAAGCTCTTGCACAAACATACGACCGCAACTTGCTGTCTATGGCTATCAAAGCTGCTCGTGACCCATCTGGCCTAGGTGCTGGTATTGCTGGTCAAGGCTCCGCTGCTTCTGTAGCTCTCGGTGCTACTCCAACTACAGCACAAATTGTTGCTGGCATCTATGACGCCGCTGCTACTCTTGATACACGCAATGTACCAGAAGCAGAGCGTTTCGTGATTGTATCGCCAACCGTCTATTACGCACTCGTGCAAGACGACAAGCTGATCAACCGCGACTTCGGTGCTAACGGTTCTTACTCTGACGGTTCAGTAATGAACGTGGCAGGTATGACTATTATTAAGTCTAACAACGTAGCCGTGGATCACTCTACAGCTGCTGCGTACCCAGACTTCAACGCCAAGTATGCCGTAAATGCTACAGACACATCTGCATTGATCATCCAGCGTCAAGCTCTGGGTACAGTTCAGTTGATGGATATGGCCACAGAAATGGAATATGACATCCGCCGTCAAGGTACACTCGCTGTATCTAAAATGGCTGTTGGTCACGGTGTATTGCGCCCAGAGTGCATCATCGAACTCCGCGCTGCGGCTTAACCAAACATGGGCCTCTCTAGTTAACCTAGAGGGGTCCTTTTTTACATTTACAGGGATAACTCATGGCAACTCTTTTGACCCCAACGACAGAACTAGAAGCTGTCAACGTATGCCTTGCGAACATTGGCGAGTCGCCAGTGAGTGCCATTACGGGTAATATCACCGTTGATGCGGCTCTAGCGAGAGACCTACTTCGACAGGTGACCCGCGAAGTTCAAACACACGGGTTCTATTGGAACACAGAACTTAACTATAAACTAATTCCAAACACAGCCGACAACCTTGCTCTACCTGCTAACGTGTTGTCAGTAGACACCACAGGTGACGATAAGAACAAAGACCTCGTTGCCCGTGGACGCATCTTATATGACCGCGTTAAGCACACATACACATTCTCAGAACCAGTTTATGTAGACATCGTTGTAGCTCTTGGTTTTGAAGAACTACCAGAAATAGCTCGCCGCTATATCGCGGTTAGAGCCGCTCGTATCTACCAAGAACGGGTGATGGGTAACGGTTCTATTTCAAACTTTAACACATCTGACGAAGATATGGCCCGTGCTGCTTTGCTGGCTGAGAACATGGAAATTGAAGATAATAATATGATGACAGGAAACGCCTCTGTGTTTGGCATCCTCTCCCGTACAGCGTATTAAGAGGTGAAATAATGCCCTTAGTCTCAACAACTGTTTCCAACCTAGTAAGTGGTGTTTCACAACAACCCGCACCACAGCGTCTTAGGACTTCTGGTCAGGAAATGAAAAACGCATACCCGTCTGTTGTGGCAGGTTTGCAGAAACGTCCTCCAACCCAATTTGTATCACCGCTGGATACTAACATTACTGACGATGACACCACAGCGATCCATGTGATTAACAGAGATTTCAACGAGAGATATATTGTTGTCGGTGGTTCAGGTGATGTTGAGGTTTTTGATACTGATGGTGTTAAAAAGACCGTCAACTACCCTGATGGTAAATCATACCTCCCCACATCCGATATGTGGACAAAGTTACGGTTTGCCACGGTAGCTGACACCACGTTCATTCTTAATACTGAAAAGACAATTGAAACCGTAGCTCTACCAGAGACACGTTCTGACCCCAGCGCAACCGCGTCTGTTTTCATTAAACGTGCTGTGGCCTCTACGACCTATGCTGTGTACATCAACAACGTACTGGCTGCGACAACCTCTACAGAAGATAACACCACTGCTGAGACTGCCCTAGAGGGTACTTCAGACATTGCAGAGGAACTAAAGGCTGACGCTATTAGCCGTGGTTATTCTGACGCACAAACATTTGGACCCACTCTTACATTCTCTGTACCCGCTGGGGCCGATATCAGGGTGCTCGACCAGTTCGGTGGTGCGGCTATGGAAGCATTTACAGACCGCATACAGTCATTCGACAAACTACCACCCTCTGAAAAGCAGGGTCGTATCGTACAAATTAAGGGTAACCTTAATGACGCTACAGAGGATTATTGGGTCGAGTTCGACAACAACGTGTGGGAAGAAACCGTAGGATATAACGCGGGTGAGGG